ACTTGATAATCTAAGCCGAGAAAGACAGCTTATAGCCAATACTAGAAAAACATATTCCGGAGAAGAAGGTAACACCCTCAAGCCTCTTTTATATGCGGGAATGATCTTGGAAGGTGGGATCGTTGGCATGGATAGTAATATCCGAACCGGAGGATCCGGAATTCGTTACCTGGGTTGGGCGGCTAAAAATCAATACAGAGAAGATGTCGTTACAGTAAATCTTCGTGCGGTTTTAGTACAAACCGGTGAGGTGTTATTAAACGTAACAACAACAAAAACTATTTTATCAACAGGGGCTGGTACCGATTTATTTAAATTTTATGAAATGGGTACCGAGCTTGTAGAAATGGAATCAGGCAGCACAGGAAATGAGCCTGTAACACAGGCCGTCAGAACGGCCATAGAAGCGGCTGTGTACGGCCTTGTCATGGAGGGGATGCAAAAACGCTTGTGGGACTTCAATTATGGTACACTGAACCTGGAGGACGACAATGAAGTGGATAAAGGTACTCAGTAGTGCCCTAATAATAATTCTTTCGGCTAGTGTATTTGCTGGGAATAATGATATCTATATTACTCAAACTGGTACGGGTCTTACTTTGACTATTGACCAGATTGGAGCGACAAACACAGTCGGCACTTCCGGAGCAAGAGCAGTGCTAAGCGGTACAAGCATGACCGTTGATCTTGACCAGATCGGTAATAGTAATGCACTGGCAATAGCCATTGCACAAGGTAATTCTACTGGCTGGACATACAAAGCAACAGGAGACAGTAACATAGGTACATTTGCTGTCGGCGCGTCTGGAGATGTTGCAAACTCAGATTTTGATTTTGAGGCAACAGGAGATTCTAACGTACTGACATTCACACAAGGAGACGCATCTACGGCTACCGCTGGTAATCAAGATTTTGTCATAAGTGGTACATCAAATGATGTAAATGTTAAATGTAATTCGATTGGTTGTATTAATAATTGGACGGTTTCAGGAAACTCCAATGATATTGACACTTTACAATCGGGCAGTGCGGACCACGAAATAACTGTCGCTTTGACCGGAAGCAGCAATAATGTAGATGTAGACCAGACCGATACAACAAGCACGAATGTCGCAAATGTTATATCGACAACCAGCAACGGCACTATCGATATAGACCAATGCGCTTCTGGCTGCTGATATTATTATTAATCGGGACTACTACTAACGCAAACGAGATTGGTAAAATCTCTGAGCTGCGCGGTAATGGAGAAATTCTTCGCAGCCAAAATGACGACAAGTTATTAGCTGAACTGGCTTTAGGCATACTCAGCAATGATGACGTGCGGACTGGTGCCGGAAGACTTGCTATAGAGTTTGTAGATGACACGGTTCTAAAACTTACAGAGCATTCCAACGTCGTTGTAGATGAATATATATTTTCTACGACAGATCCATCTAAAAGCAAACTTGCACTTCGCATGGCCTCTGGCACCGCATCTTTTTTGTCAGGAAAACTGTCAAAGATTGATAAGAAAAACATATCAATAAAAACCCCTTCAGCAGATATAGCAATCCGAGGAACTTTTTTTTCAGCTTCCGTAGACGAGCTTGGACAATCGCTTGTCATACTACTCCCAGATGCTGACGGTAATTCATCCGGAGAAATATCAGTAACTACCTGGTCCGGCACCGAAATTTTAAATAAACCTTTCCAGGCCACAATGGTGTCTACTTTTGAATCTAGGCCAACCAAACCAGTGGTATTAGGTAACCTCACCCTGGGACTTATTAACAATATGCTTCTGGTCAATAAACCACCAGAAGTGCAACAGGCTATAGCAGAACAAGAGAATGGCCCTAAAACAGAACTGGATAAAGATTTCTTTGAAGATGCACCAGATCTAGATGAAGACTACCTGGAAGAAGAAGAAGAAATAAGCCGTTTAGATATAGACCTTTTAAGTTTTGATTTCTTAGTAGATCTATTTGCTATATTAGAAGCTGGATCCCAAAAAAATGATACTTCTGGTGGCATTCTTAACGGAGTTGAATTAAAGGGTATAATACCTGGGTATGATCCTGTGTATCAAACATACTCGTTTGTGGAAGGCAATCATGTGTATTTTGTACACCAGGGAACAAACACATTTGACATAGCTTTGGACAAAGATGCTGCGTCTTATTTAAATATTAATTCAGCCGGAATGATTATGGAGGTAGAAGTAAATGGTGCGGGCGATAACACTATTATTATTAATCAGTCTCCATAGCATACAAGCTTTTGCTGATAACACTGTGGTTGTACAAACCAAAGGATCTGGCTCCAGCATAACAGTGCAGCAAGTCGGGTCTGGTAATGTCACTGGCGTTTATTGTGGCCTGGGCAGTTTTGATAGTAGCCTGGTCAACACACACAATTGTGACAACGCAACCATTGGCGTAAGTATCGACGGCAGCTCAAACATTGCTTATGCTCAGTCGGTTTGGTCCAATCACGACAGCCAGGTCTGGTCTATAACTGTCGATGGTAATGATAACTACGCAGTTATTGATATGGACCAGGATGACAATACCGCTAGTATCATTCAAAACGGCAACGATAACGACGCTTTGATTCTAGGCTCTGGCAATAACAATGTTTACAAAATAGAACAAACTGGTGACGATATGTACGCTAAGTTTCAGACGTTTGCAGATAACTCGGACATTTGGAGCACACAAGAAGGCACCGGCAATCATAATGTGTTTGTGTTTAACTCCAACCAGGCAGACAACAATTCAACCAGGGTAATACAAAAAGGATCTGGCAATAAAGATGCTGATATTTTTTGGTATAACGATGCTGACAATGGTCAAGTAGTCTTGACACAACAGGGAAATGGATCTCACTCAGCAAACATGAAGTTTTATACCGATGACTACAATGTGAATGTCATACAGAGGGGTGTCAACAACCAGGCCTACTCGGTTACCTTTAACTGTTCAGCCAATTGCACTAAGACCATTAGCATTACACAAGAATAATGAAAAACTGGATTTTGGTATTTTTATTAGGGTTACTAAGTGCTCCAATAATTTACCAGATTGCACCTTACGAAATATTGAAGCTCAAGACGTTTGACGCACTTGTTGTAGAACAAGAACCCAGTGGCTACTTTACAACGCTGAATATCACAGAAGCCGATATAGAAAAAGAGGGTGGCTACCCTCTCAGCAGACAAACCCTAGCTAGGATACAGGTAGACTTACTAAATGAAGGCGCTATGGGCGTTGGATACGTTATTGCGTTTCCGCAGCCAGACCGTTTCGGTGGCGATGCTCAGTTTGCAGAAGCCCTTTCATACGGTCCCAGTGTCCTGGCTATGTTTGAAAACGACAGTGGTGATTATCCTCCAACAACAGGCACCGTCATATTAGGCGATGATGTTGGTGGCATTGATGCACAAGGCGTTATACAAAATATTGGGATCCTTAAAGAAAACGCCAGCCAGGGTATTGCTGTTGCCAGGCCAGAAATAGACTCATTAGTAAGAAGGTTACCTTTGTTGTTGCGCACACCAGATGGATGGGTGCCCGCATTTGGTACCGAAGTCTTAAAAATACTAGCCGAGGCAGATACCTATATTATAAAGACCAGTGATAATGGTGTAGAAGAAATACGAGTAAAAGGCCTTGATCCAGTCAAAGTAGATCCATTAGGGCGCAAGTGGATAAGTTTCGTGAATACCCCAGAAACCGATCTTGCAGAAATGAACGTAGCCGGAAAGTTTGTTTTTGTTGGTTTTACGGCCAAGGGCATCATGCCACAACTAGCAACAAGTGCCGGTTATAAATATCCACACCAAATACAAGCAGCCCTAGCAGAAAGTATCTTGATACAAAACAGCCCTTATGTGCCAGGTTACGCACTAGCAGCTGAATTGGCCATATTGTTGCTTACAGTGGCCTTAACTTGGTTCCTGGTGCTTAATTTAGGCATAACCTTGGGTGTAAGTGCTTTTGCCGTTGTTTTTGCCCTTACAGGGTACAGTGGAGTGTATCTTATACAGCAAGGGGTCCTTATAGACGTTAGCTGGGCCTTGATTTCGCAGTTTTTCACAGCCTCTACGGCGTTTTATCTTAATTTTAGGCAACAATTTAAGCTTAGACAGCAGATTAAGAAGCAATTTGAGCATTATCTGGACCCTAGACAGGTCAAACAGCTCCAAAAACAGCCAGATCTGCTTAAATTAGGGGGTGAATTGCGCTATTGCACGTTTTTGTTTACCGATCTGCGTGGTTTTACCTCAATGAGTGAAAAATTGACTCCGGAAGAGGTGGCAAACATTATGAACACCACCCTGACCATCCAGGTAGAGGAAATACAGCGTTCGGGTGGAATGATCGACAAGTTTATTGGAGATGCTTGCATGGGAATTTTTTCGGCACCTTTGGATTTATCCAAACACGAAGACAGGGCTGTTGAGGCAGCAGTAAGAATCCAGGAACGTATTAAAGAACTAAACAAAACAATGGAGCAAGAAATTGCCATAGGCGTGGGCCTTCAGTCAGGCACTGCCTGTGTCGGAAATATGGGCAGCTCAACCAGGTTTGATTACACAGCGATAGGCAATTGTGTCAATGAAGCTGCCAGGTACGAATCATCAACCAAAGAAGTTGGAGTTGATATTATCATTGGGTACGAAACTGCAAAAAGATGCAAATATTTGCTAAAAGAACTAGAACCGATTAAAGTAAAGGGGAAGGAAAGTAAACTGAGGGTGTATACATGGGATTCAAACTTGCAATCATTGCCACCGGCCTCTTAATTGTAGTTGCTGGCGGTTCTGCTAGTTACATTAAATATCAAGCGAATGAGATAGCTACACTGAAAGCTAACGCTATGATTTTAAAAGGCAAGGTTGAAGAGCAAAACGCTTCCATTGACAATTACCTAGCCAAGCAAAAAGAAACCACAGACCAGATCAATGCCCTGGCCGCCCAAAACCAAGAAGCCATGCGTGAGGTCAATCAGCTCAGAAATACCTTTCAAAGACACAGCCTGGGCAACCTGGCATTAGCCAAGCCTGGCTTAATAGAAAAAATAATCAACAAAGGCACCAAGCAAGTCGGACAAGACTTTGCGGCCCTAACAAACCCAAATATGTTTGATGAAAACCTTACTACTAATTAGCATAACTTTTTTCATGTGCAGCTGCTCTTTGCTGCCTAGTACACAACCGGTTGAAGTAAAAACTATTACTTTGCCGGCACCGATGTACCACCCTCCGATGCCGCTTGAGGTAAATATGCAAGATCTGACGTGGAGGGTTCTTACACCAGAGCTAATGGCTGAGTATTTAGTGTTAGTAGAAGAAGGAAAGGCACCACCAGAAGCTTACTACGCTCTTAGCACCCAGGGATATGAGTCACTTAGCATGAACATGGCTGAGCTGAAAAGGTACATAACAAATGTTTTAGCAATAATAGAATACTATAGGGAGCAAGATAAAGAAGCTGCTGTAGAAATGGAGAATAATAATGAGTAATGCACCAGATGCTTTTGTTTATAACGCTACTCTAGAGAGAGTAATCGACGGTGACGGTTTTGTATTAAGTGAGATAGATTTAGGCTTTAAAGTCAAATTAGCCAATCAATCGGTTAGAATGGCTGGAATTGATTGCCCAGAATCTAGGGTCAATACCAAAAGACAGCCAGAAAGAACCAGGGAAAAAGAACTTGGCCTCCAGGCAAAAGCTAGATTAAAAGAATTGTTAACGGGCAATATAAAAATAAAGTCGTTAGGCCGTGGTAAATATGGAAGGTTACTTGCCATTCCATACGACAGCGAGGGTAACGATGTATGTGCAAAACTTATTGAAGAGGGTTTGGCTGCTCCTTATTGGGGTGGTACAAAGAAAGCAAAAGTCAGAGATGACGGAACATGGGGAGAATAATATGGATGATTTTAGACTAATATCGCAAGAAGGC